GAATAGCACGGGAGGGGTCATCTTAGGCTCTGATTATGATGCTGCCCGCACACGCAAGATGAACGCGGACGCTGAAATTGCGGAGATGGAGCTTGCTAAGATACGGCAGAGTCTGTGCCTGACCGAAGATGTGATCAAGGCTTGGGCTGATGTGCTGAACGCTTGCCGCGCTAAGTTCCTTGCATTGCCGACGAAGATTGCGCCATTGGTAGCCAATGAAGATGATGCTGCTGTTGTGAAGGGGATCATTGAGCAGCAGATACATGAGGCTTTATCTGAAATGGCGAACTACGAACCATCGATAAATCCGATCAGTACAAGCGGAACGATTGAGTCAGTCGATCAAGAGGAAGAGGCTCCAGTCAAGAAAAGGCCCAATCGTCGTCCAAGAAGGTCGGAGCGTATATGATCCCGCACTTTGAAACGGCAGAGGCCCGTGCTTCGCTTTCAGAGTCACTTAGAGAAGCTATTAAGCGGCTGACACCACCACCAAAGCTGTCGGTTGCCGAATGGGCTGACCTTGAACGCCGTCTGGATAGCCAAAGCTCATCTGAGCCGGGTCGCTGGATTACATCTCGCGCCGAATACCAACGCGGCATCATGGACGCTTGCTCTGACCCCACCATCAAGGAGGTGGTGGTGATGTGCGGCGCTCAGTTGGGTAAGTCAGAGATGCTGCTGAACACAATTGGCTATCACATTGCACACGATGCAGCACCAATCCTGATGCTTCAGCCGACTGTGGACATGGCAATGTCGTTCTCAAAGGACCGTGTGACGGCTGGTTTGCTGCGTTCTACTCCCTGTTTGCGCGACAAGATTAAGGATAATCGCGGCAAAGAAAGCGGAAATACGGCGCTGCACAAGATATTTCCGGGTGGTGCGCTATCTCTGGTGGGCGCAAATAGCCCTGCTGGCCTTGCCTCTCGGCCTATCCGTGTCGTGTTATGTGACGAAGTTGACAGGTATCCGCCCTCTGCTGGCGAAGAAGGGGACCCAGTTGCGCTTGCAAAGAGGCGTTCTGCTACATTCTGGAATCGAAAAATTATTCTAGTTTCGACACCCACCAACAAGGATGCCAGCCGGATTGAGTCTGCCTATCTGGAAAGCGACCAACGCAAGTTCATGGTTCCGTGCTTTGATTGCGGTGAGCATCAGGAGCTTCGCTGGGCAAATGTGCATTGGGAAGAAGGTAAGCCCCAGACTGCACACTACACCTGCGAACATTGTGGCTCAGTTTGGGATGATGCGGATCGACGTAAGGCCGTATCTAAGGGTCATTGGGAAGCCACAGAGCTATTCAATGGGGTTGCTGGATTCCATCTGAACGCACTGTACAGCCCTTGGTCGGTTCTATCGGACGCAGCGGAAGAGTTCCTAGCCGCCCGCAAAGACCCTATGCGCCTAAAGACGTTTGTGAATACCTTTCTTGGCGAGACATGGGAGGATCAGGGAGAGGGTGTAGACGACCTGTCGATCTACGAACGACGCGAAGAATATGACGAAATCCCTGAAGATGTGGTTTTGCTGACGGCTGGCGTTGACGTTCAGGATGACCGCCTTGAATGCGAGATTATCGGCTGGTCAAAGCAGGAGGAATGCTGGTCTGTCGGTTATCATATCATCTACGGTGACCCATCATCGCCTAAAATTTGGAAGGATTTAGACGACATCATAGGCACAACCTACGAACACCCTAGCGGCGAAGAGTTGGTTGTCCGTGCCACCTGCATTGACTCTGGTGGTCACCACACAAGGGCCGTTTACAATTACGCCAAGACTCGGCAGCGGGTATTTGCCATCAAAGGGGTGGGTGGCGAAGGTAAGCCTATCGTTGGCAGACCTTCAAAGAACAACATTGGCAAAGTTCCGCTTTACGGTGTCGGTGTTGATACGGTGAAAGAGCTTCTATATTCGCGTCTGCGTATTGATGAACCCGGCCCCGGCTATTGCCACTTCCCAAGTGAGCGTGACCCAGAATACTTCAAGCAGTTAACCGCTGAACGCCAAATCATTAAGTATAACAAGGGTTTTGCGCATAGAGTTTGGGTGAAAACACGCACTAGAAACGAAGCTCTCGACGTTCGAGTTTACGGTATTGCAGCACTTGCTATTTTGAACGTGAATTTGGATAGCGTTTACAACAAGTTCTATGCTAATGTAGCTGTCAAGGCACAACCTGTGGCAAGGCCCGAAAAGCCGCACCCATTGGTTGATCCGAAGAAATTAGCTAGAAGACCGGGATCGGGTGGCTTCGCTAACAGTTGGAGGTAGAATGGCTAAGGCTTCTAAAGTTGTTGCTCCTTCTCTTCGACTGAAGCGCAGAATTCGTCGTCCGGGCCGTCACTGCAAACGGCTCAAGAAATGTCAGCGCACGAACTCCGCTTTTTTTGGGGGTGGTAATGGTTAACCTGTTTAGTCAAGACAATGCGCTGGCTAGTGAGCCTACAAGTGTTGTTGCGGGTACTCTTGTGCAGTGGAAGCGGGCGGACCTATCGGATACCTACGCTCCTGCATCCTACGATTTGATTTACAATATCCGCCTTCGTAATGGGGGTGGGGTTGACAAGGTAGTTACTGCCACGACAGCGACTGACGGGTCGTTCCTTGTCACCCTTAATTCAAACATCACTAACACGATGGCTGCTGGTGCTTATGTTTGGCAAGCGTTTATTAGCCGTAAAAGCGATAGCGTTAAGGTGCTTGTTGCTAACGGTGATATAGAACTTCTTTCTAACTTAGATCAAAACGGCGCTGACAATCGATCTCATGCGCTAATCATGGTCGAGAAGATTCAGTCGCTGCTTGAGGGCCGCGCTGATAAGGATGTTTCCAGCTATAGCATTCAGGGCCGCTCTTTGGCTAAGATGAGCATTACGGACCTGATGATGTGGCGCGATTACTACCGCAAGGAAGTCGCAAAGGAAAATCAGGACGCTCTAATCGCTGCTGGAAAAGCCAGTAATGCGACTGTTAAAGTGAGGTTTCGGTAATGGCATTCTGGGACTTTCTGAAACCCGCTATCGTCAACAAGAACGAAACACGCCAGATCAAGCAGCTTGGTAGGCGCAATTATGCCGCTGCTAATCAGGGGCGGTTGTTTGAGGACTTTAAGGCCAGCAACCGTAGCGCGGATACTGAACTTCGTCCCGCTCTCACAGTTCTGCGTAATCGTGCGCGTGACCTTTCCCGTAATGACCCATATGCCCGCCGATTCCTAAACCTGATGCGCGTCAACGTGGTTGGCGATTACGGTCTAAACCTTCAGGTGAAGGCTCGGAACGCTGACAACTCTTTGGATGTTATTGGCAACGATCAGATTGAACGCACATTTGATGACTGGGCGCGCTCTTGCACGGTAGATGGTCGCATGACTTGGGCCGATGTGCAGAAATACTGCACCGAAGCCATGAAGCGTGATGGTGAAGCATTTGTTCAGATCGTGCGCGGGCCTTCGTTCAAATACGGTTTTGCTCTCAATATCATTGAAGCGGACCTTATCGATGAGCAGAAGAACCAGAAGCTGCCGAACGGCAATGAAATCCGTATGGGTGTTGAGCTTAACCGCTATCGTCGTCCTGTGGCTTACTGGGTTCGTCAGGGCCATCCCGGCGACTATGATTTTACTACGCTAAATCAATCAGTTAGCGTTCGTGTCCCTGCGGAGCAAATTCTGCACTACTACTCTCCGACCCGTGCTGGGCAGACACGCGGAGAGACAGCATTTGCGCCGATCATGACGGCTCTCAAGATGATGAATGCACATCGTGAGGCCGAATTGGTTGCAAGCCGCATCGCTGCTGCAAAGATGGGTTTCTTCACATCTGACACTGGCGACGATTTCAACGCTGATGATTACGACGACACCGTTCCGATCATGGATGTTGAGCCGGGGACAATGCACCAACTGCCGAAGGGGGTAGATTTTAAGGCATTTGATCCGACGCACCCTGCGACAGCGTTTAACGACTTCCAGAAGGGCATCCTGCGCGGCATTGCCTCTGGTCTTTGCGTTAGCTATTCGAGCCTGTCTGGTGACCTTGAAGGCACTAGCTATTCCTCAATCCGTCAGGGTGCGCTTGAAGAGCGTGATTTCTATCGGACTGAGCAGCGGTTCCTGATCGACCATCTCGCATTTCCGATTTACGAAATGTGGCTGCGTCATGTGATGGAATTTGGTTTTATTAGCATCCCCGTGACGAAGTTCGATAAGTTCTTTCAGGCGACCATCTTCCGTCCGCGTGGCTTTAGCTGGATCGATCCTCAGAAGGAAATGGCTGCTGCTGTAACTGGTATGCAGAACGGTCTTCTGACACCTTCTGAGATTGCAGCACAGGATGGTCGTGACATCGATGATGTCTACAGCACTTGGCAGCGTGATAAGGAACTCGCCACCAGTTATGGCTTGTCATTAGCCTTCGAGCCATTTGGCGGCAATGAAGCGGCTAAGGGGATG